CGCGCTCGACCCTGATGCGGAAGATGACGAAGAGCCCATATCATTTGCACAACTGGAATTGGAACGAACGCGGTGGAAGCTACTCGAGCCAAGCAATCTCGATGCCTTCGTGTTGTGGCGATCAACAGCCGGGATGGGGGGTGAATCTCTTTGGGGTCTCTGGAATCTAATCCAGAAACCGGGCACAGCGGCACTCCTTGTCGACTTCCAAACACTCAACGCACGGATGGCAAGGCTCAAACGACGGCGCAAGAAGAGCAACAAGAAGGGGTGACGCATGGCACTGCTCGAGGTCCAAGCAACCGAAGAGGCGAAGCAAGCGCAAGACGGTCTCATTGAAGCTCTTCTCAGCCTTGGTAGACCGTCGGTGATGGTACGTCGAGAGATCGGCAAAGAGGTCAGGATTGGGATTGCGACCAACTTCTTGGCTCAACGGGCAGGGGATGGACCGAAGTGGACCGAGCTCAGACCCTATACCATCCGTGAACGATTGCGATTAGGGTACGGTGCGTCGCCCATGCTCTATCGCACGGGCAAGTTGTTCCGATCCTACACCGAGGAGTTTGATCCCGACCATTCTCAGCGCTTTCGGTCGACGCGTACGGGTTGGGAAATGGAGTTTGGCAGCGACGATTACCGGGCAGGTTGGCATGAAGGCGGCACACGCCGAATGCCGGCACGTCCGGTTTTGTTTTTGGGACACCGAGCGCAAGACGCGATCTCACGAGAGTTCAACCGGCTCTTCAACTTGATTCTTGAGCAAGCCGGGTACTAAAATCTCGACATAGAGACGTATTGAGCCGGGCATAAAACGAGATTGAGTGCAGGGGCAAGTCGTATTGTGTCCGAGACAATACGGCACAACACTCGAGGGCAGTGCACGAGCGACGTCGGATCTGCCCGTATTAGCTCGGATTGTCAACGCCACAGTAGACTCAATCGTGCACGACCCGTCCGGATTGTCAACGAGACAATCCCGGACAGAAGAGGCAGAAACAACCATGAGTCGTGATTTCAAATACCGGGTAACGGTCGACGTCGAGCAGATCCGTGGTGCGGCTCGGGTTATGCAAAAGACGTTTGAAGAGGAGTTGAGCCGGATCAAGCCCAATGTCGGCTCGAGTGGGGGTGCCGGCACTGGCGACGGTGGACGGGCAGGTGGACTTTATGGTGCGCTCGGGTCTGCCTCGGGTCTCGCAATGGGTGGCTTGGCTGCGTACGCCGGGATCCAAGGCGCACGGCTGATTGCGGGTCAAGCCAAGGAAATGGCTGAGTACTCAACGACCTTGCGCCGGACGTCGGTTGCCTTTGAACTCCTCTCGGGGTCTTCCGAGATTGCGGCAGACAAGCTCAGAGCCGTCGAGCGTGCCAGTGGCGGGGGCATCGACAAGCTTTCGGCCATGAACATCGCAAACCGGGCTGCGGCTCTCGGGATGGCAAACACGGCTGACGAGTTGAGCCGGGTCACCCGGTTTGCGACCATTGCCGGACGGGTCTTGGGTGTCGACACCACGCAAGCCCTCGACAACATGGCCCTTGCCGCGTCCAACCTGTCCTTTGCCCGTCTCGACCAACTCGGGATCTCGTCAAGCGAAGTCCGGGTACGGTTTGCCGAGTTGCGGAAGGAAATGAGCGACAACCAAGCATTCCTTCAAGCCATGCTCGAGACGGGTGAGAAGACCTTTGCCGGTCTCAACGACGGCGCACTCACGGCTGCCTCGGGTGTCGAACGGCTCACGGTGGCGTGGAAAAATTTGTATGCCGTGCAAACGGGCGCGGGGTCGTTCCTGGACCAACAAGCCAAGAATCTTGCGTTGCTTCTCGGTGGCGGGGTGACGGGTGAAGACCGTCTGCAGATTATCACCGAGCAGATCGACAGGCTCAACTCGGTCAAGATGCCGACCGATGAAATGGAAACGCAACTCAACCTTCTCAACCGGATTGTGGATGCGGCAGAGAAGGCAAAAGGCAAGGACGAAGAGCTTAGGGATGAGCTCTTGAAAGCCGGTGCTCAAGCCGCAATGCCGAGCTTCGACGGGATAGGCGACGACTTTGCCCGAGAGATCGGCAAGATGATTGAAGCCGTCTTGCGTCTCGACGCAACGGTTCAAGCGACGGGCACCAACATCGTCACGATGAGCCGGATCTTTGACGGGCAGGTCTTCACGTTCAACTCGGGCTCGGGTTGGACCGACAAAGGGCCAATGCTTGGCCCACAGCCGGCACCGAAGGGTTTTGGAGAGCCCAACGTGCCGACCGGTTTCTGGTCACCCGAGGGGTTGAAAGACGCGCTTGCGGGTGGACTCGTTGAGCGCAAGGCCAACGACAAGAAGGCGGCAGAAGAGGCGACAAAGGCTTGGAAGACGGCTGCCGCCGACACCGCAAGCGCGTGGAAGGGTGCCATCAACGGCATTCCGGGACTTCCGGGCAACGGTGCCTCACCCGTGACTCAAGAGCAAATGGATGCGGCCAGGGCAGGGGTGCCGCAACGGTTTGCCGACGACTTCGTGCGCTTGCTCGAAGACCAAGTGCTCAACGGGGTGCCGAGAGGGATTGACGAGGCACTCGTCAAGCAGATGGCCGGTTTCAACGCTGACGTCCCGTGGGACGTCGCGTTGCCGAAGTTCAAAAAGGATTACTACTCAGGCGCGCTCTTCGACACCGAGCTTGGCAAGGCCAACATGGGAATGCTGGTCAACAAAGATGCTGCTGACGCAGAGTTGGCGTATCAGGACCAAGCTAAACGAGGTCTCGAAAACGTAAGCAGGTTTCTTGGCGAAGGCGTGGCCCAAATGGACTACACACCCATTGGCACCGGGATTGCGACCGGCATCACGGACACGTTTAGCAGTGGGGACGTCGACTTTGCCGGACCACTCACGACGGCGATAGACGGGCAACTCAACGAGACCTCTCAGGTCACGAAGTTGAAAGACCTTGGGAAGATGACGGCAAGCTCGGTGTTTTTGGGTTTCTCGGGTGCGGTCGAGGAGCAACCTTGGGCCGACGCAATTGCGGCAGGAGTCAAAGCAGACATTATGGCTTGGCTCGAGGCTCACATGGGGGGGGCGCAATAATGGCAGCACCGTCAATCAACGGCACGGCAGTATACTCGACGATGGCAAACCGGGGTGTCTACGTCTTCACTCCTCAGATCGTGGGGATCGCAAACGGCAACGGGGCAGCGGTCTTGGCCGGTGCCCAACGAGTCCAGTGGCAATTCAAACACGTCACGCAGACCGAGTACGACTGGTGGACCCAAACGCTCATGGGGGGGGCAGCGTCTTTGGCAATCACCTCGGCAGAGCTTTGGGACCACCGAATGGTGTCGCACACCTTCACGTCGGGCACGCTCTTCATCCCCTACGCTCAAGCGTATCGGGGTGCCCGATATTGGGATCTCAACGTGGAAATTTGGCACCTGTTGCCCTTAATTCTCAGTTAGGAGTTTTTTCAGATGGCTACAATTTGGATGGACGGCTTTGAGATTGACTTTGCGGACAACTCAGGTGGTCTTTGGGATGCGTATGAAAAGGGCTCAAACCGCACAATCAAGTATTTGAGTACGAATCCTCGCACGGGCAGTGGGTGCGTCCAGTTTGCCGGGCCTGCTATTGATGACAGTTGGTTTTCAAAGACTCTGCCGAGTAGCTACATCGAACTTTTCGTTGGCTTCGGTGTGAAATTCTCAGGCTCAATTTACGGTGAATATGGCGGCACCTTCCAGCTTTGCGCGTTCTATTCGAGTGACGGATCTGTTCAAGTTACGATTGCGATGAACAACACGTCCCACGTGATCGAGGTTTGGTATTGGGACACCCGATACGGTACCAAGCTCGGATCGGGCTCGGTCGGGCTTGTGACCGATGTGTGGTCGTACGTCGAGGTCAACGTGATCATCGACGACACCGTCGGAGCGGTCACTGTCCGGCTAAATGGCAGCGAAGAGATTGCGCTGACTGGTGTCGACACGAACAAAAGCGGTGGAGATATTAAGGTGTTTCGGTTGGGCAATCAGACCGACGCCGAAACGTCCGGTACAATCTACTATGACGACGTCATCATCAACGATACATCCGGCACCGTCGCCAACAGTTGGCCCAATCAGGCGGGCATCTATCCACTCACTCCGAACGGTGACGGCTCGTACTCAGAGTGGACCAGCACCGGAGCGAACAACTACGGCGAGATCGATGACCTCGCCAGCTATGGGAGCTTGCCCGATGGCGCAACATCCATGCTGTCGTCTAATACCATCAATACCCGTGCAAGCGTGACCTTGACAGATACGGCTGTGGGCGGTCCGGTCCAATCTGTCATGCTGATTGCTAACCATGCCGTCGCTGCGACGGGGGCTGACCAGATGGCTCAATTCGTGCGGGTAAACGGCACGGACTACGACCAGACGGCTTTTGGGGGCAATGTGGCCTTTGGCTACCACACGGACATTTTGAGCGAGAATCCGGACACCGGGGCGGCGTGGCTGACCACCGAGATCGATGATTTGGAAGTTGGGTTCAAGCGAGTGAGTTAGGGGCAAATGAATGATGGCAACGATTTTCATAGATGGCTTTGATGTAGATTTTCCAAATGATAGTGCTGGTTTTTGGTCAGATTTCACTGAGAATTATGCGTCCACGGGAACCCTTTACTATCAAAACACTACCGTGCGAAACGGTTTAGGTGCCATCCGTATTCAAAATGATGCAAACCAGAACACGGCTTATCGATACATCAGCAAATCTTTGCCCAGCACCTATACCGAGTTATACGTTGGGTTTGCGTTTCGGTACAGTTCTTCCCAGTCGTTGACCGAAAACATGAGTGCCAATTTCATTCCGTTCTTCGGCACACGGTCAAGCACTTCTGCCAATCAAGTTGGACTTGGAATAGACAAGACATCGAGACTTGTCTATGCCTACTTCGGCAACGCGGACAATGACTCGACCTATGGATATTCGGCCACAAGTTTGTCGGTGGATACGTGGTATTACATCGACTTTCATGTAGTGATTTCGGACACTGTCGGCGTTGTTCAGGTGAAGATAGACGGTGCACTTGAAATCGATGTAAGTGCAGCCGACACAAACAATGGTGGAGGCAATATTCAAACCCTGGAAATAGGGATTCTGAATAACTACGATGTCATCTACAAGGGTGGCGGGGCAGACTTCTACTATGACGACTTTGCAGTAAACGACACGACTGGCAGTGTGGGCAACTCGTGGCTCAACCTTGCTGGCGTCTTTCCGCTACACCCGGACGGAGACGGAAATTACGCTGCTTGGTCATCGACTGGCGCTGCCGATTACACCGAGGTGGACGACACGGGATCATTTGGCACCCTTCCTGATGATGACACAACTATGCTTTCCAGTAGCACAACGGGTGCTCGGGTGAGTCTTACCTTCGACGACTTGCCTTTTGCCGGCATCGTTCAAGCTGTTCAGATTATGACGTACAACAACAGTACCACGGCTGGCACCGATGAGATGGCAAACTTCGTAAGAATCGGCACTACGGATTATGACCAAACTGCATTTGTTCCGTCCACGTCTTGGGCGTGGCAAATCGAGATCCTAAATACAAGTCCGGCGACAGCTACCGAGTGGGATTCTGCTGAAATTGACGGTATGGAAGTTGGATTTAAGAGAGTCACCTAGAACAATCTGGTTAGGACGATTGCATGTCGCAGGTTTCGGGGGTTCAGCTATATATCCTGATGAACGAGCCGATCTCGGACTCGCAAGTGTCGTCAGCGATGCTATATGTTTTAATGGAAAACATTCCGAGTCAGGTGTCAGCGTCGGTTGTCTATTCTGCCTTGGGCGGCGAAGGGGCAAACAGCCAGGTTTCGACAAGCCAGGTTCAGGCAGTGTTGGGCGGCGAAGGGGCAGACAGTCAAGTTAGTGCGGCAGCGGCGTATGCGGCCATCAGCGTGCCCCAAGATAGTCAGGTATCAGCGCAACTTGCCTACGTAGCGATTGAGCCGTTGCCCGGACTCGTTGGCGGGGCAGCCGTCACCCGGAAGTCCGAGCCCGCATTGACGTCTGCCTCTTCGGTGAGTGCGTCGTCAAGTCAGGACGTTCAAAGCTCGGCAGGGTCAACGGGTCGAGCGAAGAGTCAGGATGTCCAAAGCTCGGCAGGGTCGGCAGGACCTCCGAGGAGTCAGGACGTCCAAAGCTCGGCAGGATCCGTCGGGACACCTTCGAGTCAAAACGTTCAAAGTGATGCGGGTGGGGTCTCGAGCCCTTCGGCGCAACCGGTTCAAAGTGATGCGGGCGCACTTGGCGGGGCAACGTCGAGCGCTGTGACCTCTTCTGCGTCACCGGTTTCGGGACGGGCAGCCGGCAACAAGAGTGTTCCGCAGGGGGGCACGGTCTCGAGGAGTCCGTTGTCACCTCCAAGCCGTCTCCAAGCTCGTTACGAGAGCTTGCCGGGTCAAGTGGGCTACGTGCAGTGGCGTGCCTTTATCGGCCCACCGAGCTTGAAAGATACCGACACCGAGTTTTATAACTGGTCAGACCTGGACCTCGAAGCATACGACCCGGCAGCGGCAACCACCGTCGCCGTCTCGGTCGGGTTAATTGACATGTCTGTGACCCTGACAGATGCCTCTACGTGGCCCTCGACCGGCGGCGTGTGGCTCGGACCCAACGGTGTGGGGCAGTCGTGGGGATATGCCACGTATTCAGCCCGCACAGGCAACGTGCTCACTCTCGAGACCCGAGACACCGTAGACAGTGAGTATATCGGCACGCACACCCTTGGCGCGGTTGCGTACTTCTGGCACCCGTTGACAAACAACAACGGTCGTCTCCAATATCGTGAGGATCTCGACCCGACGTTGTGCACGTCGAGTTGGGACGTGACCTTGAGCGGCATTGCGGCACCGGTTTCGGCTCTTCGGACGGGTCACGTGGTCTTGATTCAGATCCGTGAGGTGTCCGGCGGCACGTGGGGCTCGTGGACCACGTGGGCAGTCGGTTTCGTCGCCGGTGCTCAAGCAAGCGAAGACGTCACCCGAGCCGGTGAGTGGACCTTGAACGTGGGGGGCACGCAGATTGCGCCGGGTCTCGAGAATGTCGTTGGGCTTCACGTGGGCCTGACCGATGCGGCAGATCAAAGCTCGGTCACCGCGTCGAGCACGCTTGCGCCGGTGATCAAAGCCGTCGGCGACGGTGAGATTGTTTCGCCGTCCGAGATCGTGGTGCCGGGTCAAGTTGTAGACAACTCGTTGAACACGGGTTGGGTCTCGGGTAGGTTCATCGGCGAAGACAACCCACTCTTCACGCCGGGTGCGAGCTCAATCGACGGGATCCGAGAGACCCGAGGCATCACGCAGGTTCACGTCTCGAAGAGGGTTGGGCAAGGCGATGGCTATCGGTGGATTGAGCTCACGTTCTTTTCTGATGCGGAATGTCACGACTGGTTGATTGCCGGGCTCGACCATATGGTGTACATGGAGAATGCCTTTGCGTTTTCTGCCTCGGCAGGGGATCGGGTGATTCTTGCGGAGAATGCCGAGTTATTCAACGAAGAAAACGGTGAAAACGACGCACAGCAGGTCATCGACCTCTCGACCTACCAGTTGTGGAATATGGGTAATCAAAAGTTCACCCTTACCAACAACGCAACCGGGGGCACCTTCACCCTCACGGTCGACTCTCAGACCACGGGTGGACTTGCGCACGACGCTGATGCGGCGACGGTTCAGACGGCTCTTCTTGCCCTCTCGAGCATCGACGTTTGGCAGGTGTTGGTCACTGGCACGGCTCAAAATCTCGCCATCAAGTTTCTTAATGGTCTCGGCAGCGACAATGGGCCGGGCATGACCGTTGACGACGGCTCGTTGACCGGCGGCACGGCTACGTTGACCGAGACGGCAGCACCGGTCTTCCCATACGACACGGGCAATCCCGGCTCGGACATATTTGACTACCTGCC